AAGATTATTACTTTTGACAAGGTTATTAGAAAAATCAGAGAACAGGAGGGTTAAACCATGAGTCTCACGGATGATATTTTAATGCATTACGGTATGCCCAGAAGGTCTGGTCGTTATCCTTGGGGTTCGGGTGATAACCCTTATCAGCACAGCGGTGATTTTCTTTCCCGTGTAGAGGAACTGAAAAAGTCCAATTTCACCTTTACCGATAAAGATGGAAAAACTTACACAGGAGAAGTAGCCATTGCAAAATCTATGGGCTTGAGTACAACCCAATTTCGTACCCAGATGAGCCTTGCAAAGGATGAACGCCGTTCTGCTGATGTCGCTACGGCTAAGGCTCTTCGTGCTAAGGGTTATAGTTTGAATGAAATCGCTGATAAGATGGGCTTTGCTAACGATTCTTCGGTTCGCTCGCTTTTGAATGAGAGTTCCGAAGCTCGTATGAATCAGGCAAAGCAGACCGCTGAATTTCTGAAAAAACAGATTTCGGAAAAAGGCATGATCGATGTCGGAACCGGAGTCGAAAGAGAGCTTGGTATTTCGAAAGAGAAAATGAACCAGGCTCTTTATATTTTGGAAATGGAAGGCTATCCCATCTATGGCGGCGGTGTCCCTCAGGTAACAAACCCGGGTAAGCAAACGAACATCAAGGTTCTCTGCCCTCCAGGAACAGAGCATAAAGAGATTTATAATTTCGAGAATGTCCATTCCGTCAGAGACTATGTGTCTCATGATGACGGCGAGACATTCGACAAGTTTGTCTATCCTAAAAGTATGGATTCAAGCCGCTTGAAAATCCGTTATGCGGAAGATGGCGGTATTCAGAAAGATGGTGTCATTGAAATTCGTCGTGGTGTAGACGACTTATCTCTCGGTGATTCCCATTATGCTCAGGTTCGCATCTTGGTCGACGGCAATAGATATCTGAAAGGAATGGCTGTTTATTCTGATGATCTTCCTGATGGTGTGGATGTAATGTTCAACACCAATAAGAAAAAGGGCACTCCGACATCGGATGTTCTGAAGAAGGTAAAGGATGACCCCGATAATCCGTTTGGTTCCCTTATCAAAGCCGGTGGGCAGAGCTATTATATCGATGCTGATGGTAAACGACAGCTCTCCCTTATCAATAAGCGTGCTGAAGAGGGCGATTGGGGTGAATGGGCGGATAAACTCCCCTCCCAGTTTCTTTCTAAACAGAGTTTGAGTCTTGTCAATAAACAGCTGAATTTGGCGGCATCTGATAAGATGGCTGAATTTGATGAAATCTGCTCACTGACAAATCCGACGGTCAAAAAATCATTACTGAAATCCTTTGCGGATGATTGTGACTCTGCTGCTGTGCACCTTCAGGCAGCTGCTCTTCCTCGTCAGAAATATCAGGTGATCCTACCTATCACTTCGATGAAAGACAATGAAGTGTATGCCCCGAATTACAAGAATGGTGAAACAGTAGCTCTGGTTCGTTACCCACATGGCGGAACTTTTGAGATTCCTATCCTTACAGTGAATAACAAGCAGGCAGAGGCTCGTCGAATCCTTGGCAACACACCTAAAGATGCAATCGGTATTAACAGTAAGGTTGCGGAACGGCTTTCAGGTGCTGACTTTGATGGTGATACTGTCATGGTCATCCCCTGTAACTCTGGTAAAAGCAAGGTCAAGATTACTTCCACTCCTCCTCTGAAGGGACTTGAAGGATTTGACCCAAAATTGGAGTATGGTGGAAAACCGGCTGGCACTTTCAAGCCTATGAAGAACACACAGAAAGAGATGGGTGTCATTTCTAATCTGATTACCGATATGACTTTGAAGGGTGCCACGCAGGATGAGCTTGCAAGAGCCGTTCGCCATAGCATGGTAGTTATCGATGCCGAAAAACACAAGCTGGACTATAAGCAAAGTGAGATCGACAATGGCATCAGCTCTTTGAAAAAGAAGTATCAGGGCACGGTTGACGAAGACGGAAGATACCACGAGGGTGCTTCGACTCTGATTTCCCGTGCTAAATCGGAGACTTCTGTCACTAAGAGGCAAGGTAGTCCGAAAATCGATGAAAAGACAGGCGAATACATATGGAAAGATGTGGATGACCCTGTTTATGTCGATAAGCGAACTGGCAAGGTCAAAGAGCGTACTCAGCCCAGCACTAAGATGGCTGAGGCAAAGGACGCCTATACCCTGGTTTCCGAAGCTGATACCCCCGTGGAGCGTGCTTATGCTAACTATGCCAACAAAATGAAAGCCCTGGGCAACCAGGCTCGTCTTGAGATCCTCTCCACTGGGAAAGTACCCTACTCCGCCACTGCAAAAGAGGCCTATCAAGCTGAGGTCGATTCTCTGAATGCTAAGCTCAATGTAGCTCTGAAGAATGCACCCAGAGAAAGGCAGGCTCAGACTATGGCTAATGCGGTAGTGGCTGCTAAAAAGCAGGACAATCCGGATATGACAAAGGGCGAGCTCAAGAAAGCAAGCCAGCAGGCGCTTACTCAGGCTCGTGCCTCTGTTGGTGCAAAGCGAGAGACCATCAAGATTACAGATCGTGAATGGGAAGCAATTCAAGCTGGCGCTATTAGCGAGAATAAGCTTACCCAAATCATCGACAATGTGGACATTGACAGTCTTAGACAGCGTGCAACACCGAGAGCGACAACAACTCTCAGCACTGCAAAGCAGAATAAGATCGCTTCGATGAATGCTTCTGGTTACAGCACATCGGAAATTGCTGAAGCTCTTGGCATTTCTACGAGCACAGTGTCCAATTACTTGAATTGAAAGGAGTGACTGGTATGAATGGTTCTTGTGCCCTTACCACATTTGACAACCCTTACAATCCATTTGAACAGTTCTCCGATTGGTTCCTGTTTGATGTAGAAAAGGGTTACAACACTTGCGCTTATCTCGATCGAATTGCTCACACTTCTGACCAATTCTCTGAAGAAGAGAACAATCAAGAGATTGAAAGAGCGATTGACGAGATCATTCGTTACGACTTCATGAACATTTACAAGAAAGTTAAGAGAACGAAAACAACAAAAGCAGATAAGACTTGAACTATAGGTTGAGGTCTAATACTCTTTGAATAAAATTTTTGTTTTCTTTTCTGAAAATATTTGAACTTGAAGTCAGCATAAACAAATTATCACTTGATCTGCACTACTGCCGCTGGGCTTAAAGGCATGGGGAGGGGGTCTCCAAAATCGCACCCCCTACCTCATCGCGGCGGTCTTAAAAAAATCTCCGGAGGGATATTTTGGGAATGGGGGTTACCCCCTCGGGTGCAGTATTTGAACGAGCTTACAGGGTTGAAGCATTTTCCATAAAGTGTGAACATCTCCTTTCATGTTTCTTTTCTCCTTTCGGTGATTGGTGGAAATTCATCTCTGTAAGTTCTTTCAAATACTGCACCTATTCTCACCTAAAAGAGTATCAGTTTGGACAGAAAGTGTGGCACAAGTATGCGGATGTGGCGGAACTGGCAGACGCAATAGACTCAGAATTTATTGGAGGTAACTCCGTGCAGGTTCAACTCCTGTTATCCGCACCAAATTTTTAAGAGAGGAGGCAGTGCTAATGCCCAAAGGTAAAGCTGCAAGCTCTTCCGACTCAAATAGCCCATTGAGACCACCGACATCTCTCGAAGCGCAAGAGAACTTAATGATTTCTTTGGCGGTTCAATGTGCTGAAAAGCAGCTCAGAGACGGAACTGCTTCTTCTCAGGTCATAACACATTATTTGAAACTTGGTTCCAGTAAGGAACGAATCGAAAAGGAGATTCTGGAGAAGCAGAAAGAGCTTATCGAAGCGAAGACCAAGAATCTAAATTCCAATAGTGAAGCCAAAGAGTTGTACAACAAGGCTCTTGAAGCGTTTAGGAGATATTCAGGTGCAGGCGGTGATGACGATGAATATTAAAACTTATTCAGAGTTGATTACACTGCCCACATTTGAAGAACGGTTTTGCTATTTGAAACTCGATGGCTCTGTTGGGAAAGAGACTTTCGGTTTTAAGCGCTGGCTGAACCAAGAGTTCTACCATTCCGACAAGTGGTTGAAATTCAGAGATGAAATTACCATTCGTGATGAAGGTTGCGATCTCGGAGTACCGGGTTATGAAATCTTTGGCTCAATATTGATTCATCATCTGAACCCCATCACTTATGAAGACCTGTTGAATCAGAGTCCATGCGTCTTCGATCCGGAGAATGTAATATGCACCAAGTTGAATACGCATAATGCTATTCACTATGGTGATGAGAGTTTGTTGCTTCTCCCACCAGTACAGCGCACACAAAATGATACATGCCCTTGGCGAAAATAATGAAAGGAGAAACATCCAATGGAAAATAAAATCTATGAAAATTCCATTCTTGATGAACAGACTGAAAACATCAAGGAGCAGGAAGTTGGGCTTTGCGAAGATGCAGCTCGGAATGTGATCGGTGTTGTTACTGATTGCCTGAAGCTGAACATTCGTGAAAAGCCGAGTAAGGATTCCAGAGTAGTAACGGTTGTGACATGCCTTGACGAATTGGAAATTGACATGGGCGATTCCAATGATGATTGGTACGCTGTCTGTACTGCTACCGGTATTGAAGGATTCTGCATGAAGAAATTTGTAGCCGTCAGGCAGTAAGGAGAAAAACGATATGGACAGTATCCTGACATCGATTAAAAAGCTGCTCGGAATTGCTGAAGAGTATGAGCACTTTGATCCGGACATCGTCATGTACATCAATTCGGCATTCTCAGTCTTGACGCAGCTCGGTGTCGGTCCTGAAGAAGGATTCCGTATCGAAGATGCAAGTAAGACCTGGTCTGAATTCCTGTACGATGATCCTCGTCTTGAATTTGTTAAAACCTTTATCTACCTGAAGGTGAGACTGGCGTTCGACCCGCCGTTGAGTTCGGCAGTGATGGAAGCAATTAACCGACAGATCAGCGAGCTTGAATGGCGAATCAATGTGACAGTCGACCCTGATTAAAAACGAGAGGAGGATTTCAAAATGGATAATACAGCACTTTCCCATCATGGCATCATTGGCATGAAATGGGGGGTCCGGCGCTATCAGAATAAAGATGGCACTCGTACCGCAGCCGGAAAGAAAAGAGAAAGTTCTTCTAAGTCTGATGTTCCTGCTCATGAGGACTATACTAAAGCTCATAATAGTAAGAGCATTAAGTCTATGAGTGATGCAGAGCTTCGTAACCGATTGAACCGTCTTCAGATGGAGAAACAGTACAGTCAATTGTCTTCGGCTGATGTGAATCGTGGAAAGGAATATGTATCAAAAACTCTGAAAGTCGCCGGAACAATTGCAACCGCTACTTCGACCGCCTTAACTATTTACAATAACTATGGCAAGATCAAAGAAATTGTAAACGGTATGACTAAGAAGACTGGCTAAGGAGGTACTTATGGCATTATCAAACACTGCCGTTCCTAAGTATTATGGCATGTTTCGTGATGCCGTAATTCGAGGGGAGATTCCGGTTTGCAAAGAGATCTCCATGGAGATGAACCGTATTGATGATCTTATCGCTAATCCGGGCGTGTACTATGACGACCAAGCTGTTGAGGGATGGATTGCTTATTGCGAGTCCGAACTCACTCTAACAGATGGCTCTGACCTTAGCCTTTTGGATAGCTTCAAACTTTGGGGTGAACAGATCTTTGGTTGGTACTATTTTGTTGAGCGAAGCGTGTATCAGCCGAATCCAGATGGTCATGGTGGGCACTATGTTCGCAAGAATGTGAAAAAAAGGCTGATTAACAAACAGTATTTGATCGTTGCACGAGGTGCCGCTAAATCAATGTACGGCTCAACCTTACAGGGTTACTTTCTGAATGTTGATACCTCTACTACTCATCAGATCACCACCGCCCCCACAATGAAGCAAGCGGAGGAGGTCATGTCTCCTCTTCGCACCGCTATCACTCGTTCGAGAGGACCGCTGTTTCAGTTCCTGACAGAAGGCTCTTTGCAAAACACAACCGGTTCCAAAGCGAATCGCACAAAGTTAGCCTCTACAAAAAAGGGCGTTGAAAACTTCCTTACGGGTTCGCTTCTTGAGGTCAGACCCATGAGCATCAATAAGCTCCAGGGTCTACAAATCAAGGTCGCAACCGTTGATGAGTGGCTTTCCGGAGACATTCGAGAGGATGTTATCGGCGCAATTGAGCAGGGCGCATCCAAGGTGAACGACTACATCATTGTTGCAATCAGCTCGGAAGGTACGGTTCGTAACGGAAGCGGCGACACCATCAAAATGGAGTTGATGGACATCCTTAAAGGCGACTACATCAATCCCCACGTTTCGATTTGGTGGTACAAGCTTGATTCCATTGATGAAGTCGGAGACCCGGAAATGTGGCTCAAGGCTAATCCAAATCTTGGAAAAACCGTAAGCTATGAAACTTATCAGCTTGATGTTGAAAGAGCTGAAAAAGCTCCAGCTGCCCGAAACGATATTCTTGCAAAGAGATTTGGACTGCCTATGGAGGGGTACACCTATTACTTCACTTACGAAGAAACTCTTCCGCATCGAAAGAGGGACTACTGGCAGATGCCTTGTTCCCTCGGTGCAGACTTATCACAGGGCGATGACTTCTGCGCATTTACATTTTTGTTCCCTCTGCCAAACGGTTCCTTTGGCATCAAGACACGAAACTATATTACCTCTACCACTTTAATGAAGCTGCCTGCTGCTATGCGGATCAAATACGATCAATTCATGGCGGAGGGCAGTTTAATTGTTTTAGAGGGTGCTGTACTTAACATGATGGATGTCTATGAAGATTTGGACAACCATATTCAGGAGTGCGGATACGATGTTCGATGTCTTGGGTTTGACCCTTATAATGCAAAAGAATTTGTGGCGAGATGGGAATCTGAAAACGGTCCGTTTGGAATTGAGAAAGTTATTCAGGGCGCTAAAACTGAGTCGGTTCCGCTTGGAGAGCTGAAAAAGCTTTCTGAAGAAAGAATGCTTATCTTTGATGAGGACCTCATGACATTTGCTATGGGTAACTGCATTACCCTTGAAGATACAAATGGAAACCGTAAACTTTTGAAGAAGCGATACGAGCAGAAAATCGATGCTGTTGCGGCTATGATGGACGCTTATATTGCTTATAAACTCAATCGAGATGCATTTGAATAAGGAGGTGGTCAAGTTGGATGAGATGTATCATCATGGTATTCTCGGTCAGAAATGGGGCGTTCGTCGTTTCCAGAACAAAGACGGAACTTTGACCGCCGTAGGTCAAAAGCGTTTGGAAAAGAAAGACACAAATTGGGCCCATAAAAACCACGACAAAATTGTATCTAAAGCCCGCAAAGATGTTTCCAAAGAACTCGATCAGTATGCCAATCAACTATTGAAAAATCCTTCCTCTGTGACATCGAAAGGTAAAATCAGTTCTTCGGCTATCAATTCCTATAATCGGAAGATGGCTGAACTGATGAATGAGTCCGTCAAGAATGTTACCGCACCTTCAGGGCGTGTCGTTCAATTCGTTGCAAAACGAGGTGAAGTCGGCGTGCATATGGCTCTGGCTGACAGAGGCTATGATATGCAGCAGCTGAAGAATGGTATCTGGGCTTCCGGTCGAGTTGCCTATAAGAAGAAAAATGTTGATATGGTTTAAGGAGGTGATGATTCAAAATGGAGATGTCTTTTGGTTCCAGACTGAAACATGCTTGGAATGCGTTTACTGGTAATGTTCAAACGAATTACCGGGATTTAGGTATGAGCTACTCATACCGAGCTGACAGACCAAGAATGTCCAGAGGCAATGAAAGATCAATCGTCACATCGGTTTATAACCGAATTGCGCTTGATGTTGCGGCCCTGAATGTTCAGCATGTTCGGTTGGATGAAAATGGGCGTTTTCTTTCGGTCATCGATGACGGATTGAATAATTGCCTCACTTTGGAAGCGAATGTCGATCAGACGGCACGGTCGTTCGTTCAGGATGTAGTTATCTCTATGTTTGATGAAGGAAGCGTGGCTATTGTTCCGGTCGACACCACGACTGACCCAAATGTGTCCGGTTCGTATGATATACAGTCTCTGCGTGTCGGACAGATTTTAGACTGGTATCCGCAGTATATTCGTGCTCGTGTGTACAATGAACAAACAGGCAGAAAAGAAGATATTGTGGTGCCGAAAAGTGCAGTGGCTATCATTGAGAATCCGCTGTACGCAGTTATCAATGAGCCGAACTCAACTATGCAGCGGCTCATTCGTAAACTTAACCTACTTGATGTCATTGATGAGCAAAGCGGATCTGGAAAACTCGATTTAATTATTCAGCTTCCTTATGTAATCAAGACAGAAGCAAGGCGTCAACAGGCCGAAAATCGGCGTAAAGATATAGAAAACCAGTTGTCAGGTTCAAAGTA